CAATGATACGCCGTCACCGCCAGTGTAAGTACCAGAGAAAGCGTTATTCAGCACATCAGCGCCTTTTACTTCCTTGGTATTTGACATTGAGCGAGCCAGAGCTTTCACATATCGCTTACCGAGTGAGTCATACAAATTGTCTTCTACTGCTTCATCCGTCCATAAGTCATTGTTTTAATGACTTTTTTGTTCAGGCCAAGTCGCTAATTTGACCCCGTTCTTTTCAGAACCGCTGCATGTCGCCATGCAGATCAGACTATATCTTCAACCGTTCTGGTTGGATGGCGCTTCCACTCGCTTGAGTGTACTCCCTTTCGGGATAGTCGTTGCACGTTCCTCTTTCGAGGCTTCGCTCAGGATTGTCTTCGTGAGATGTTCCCTGAATTCACCATCTTATGTCCTGCGTATTCCTACGCAGCGCGTCCACGGATATTATCAAACGCGAATGCTAACGCAATTGTTTCATGCGTATAGCGAGCAGAGTAAGACTCAGAAGCATTGTCAAAAACAACGCCCTGACCTTCAGTTTTTGTTGGTGCCGAACCAAAACCAGTAATTAACACCTCTTCTTCAAAGGCACGTTGAGAATCTTCGATTGCGTAGATTTCTTCGTACTCTCGGTCGTATGAATCATACGACATACCAAAAAGGCTGTTTAAACCCGGTTCCAATTCCTTGGCTAATTGCGCTCTTGAAATTGCCATTAGTCAGTCTCCTTATGCTAGACCAGCAGATTTAACACCGGCAATGTGGTTTTGAATAACCACAAGCACGTTGGTGTTAGCACTTGCTACATCTTCGTTATCAGGATCTTGAGAAATGTCCAAAGCTTTTAACGGCAAAGTTGTTGTCGTTGCGCCAGTGGTCACATCAAGTTCCACGTTTGATCGGCCAGAAGCTGTATCACCAGTCGTAGCTTGGTCAACAATATCAAAATTGCCAAACAAATCTGCGATCGGGAAAGCTGCATCAGCTTGAATAGCAAAGACGGTCATAGGATCGTCGATGATAAAAGCAATGATGTCTGATGCCGCGATTGAACCGGGGTAGTAGTTAGAATAAACTTGCTCTCCCGATGTGGGGTCTGTGTATTGACACCCGTTAAAAACCCCGACTACGGGGACAGCACTTCCTGCTGCGGCTCGTTCGATACCGCCACCGGTTACTTGCTTAACAAGATCTCCATTGAAGATCTTGCCGCTCAAACCAGAAGCAATACGATATCGACTTTGGCCGCCAGAGTAGGGAGCACCACCCATCATACGGACGGGGCGTAAACCAAAGGCTGCGTCTTTGTTAGCCATTGTTTTTCTCCTTTAGACTTATCGTCTGCCAAATGTTACTGAGGAGTCTCGCTGCGGGTCATACTTAACGTAACGTGAATCACCACGAGTTTCGTTAAACATTGTGTTATCCAATGCGTCACGAGCCGCTTGGTTCTTATCGTTATAATAAGAGTTTCGCTCTTCAATCGTTTCGTTAGGAATTTTCGCCAGCAATAATCCCTCGTTGTAAATGACGCCAGCATGTCTTCCAGAATCCATTGTGGGAAGCTCCCACTCTGGAGGTAAGTCAGAACCTTTTACCAGTTCCCAACCTTCCCTAATCCTTCGACTTACGTTAGCTCGATCCTCTTGCCCTAACATGCTCTCTCGAATCCACCGATAGGTGTAACCGGGAGGAGAAGGGGGAGTTTCTAGCTTTCGTACTGGTCGCCACGGTCTACGTCGAGCCTTTTTATCGTGTGTCTCGGAATCACGCGAAGCGCGGGTTTTAGCTGTATCTGTCATTATCTTGCCTCCCTTTGAGCAATTTTTTGCTTTTCTGATGCCACTCTTTTCAACCATGCCTCTTCAGACATATTGTGTGGCTTCAAACCACGGAGGCGCTGAAGTTCTGACTGAGTGAACTTAACACCACGCTTGTTGCTTCGTGTTTGTTGCCGACCAGCAGGGCTGGCGGAAGCGACTCTTTGCACGGCGGGTCTGCCTTCCTGTTTATCGACTTTCGTTTCTGTCCTGAGATTAGGATAGATACGAAAAACTCTTGTGTCCAACTCATTATAATACTCTTCTGAGTCCGGTTCATAGCCCTCGTTAATGAGGTTAAAATGAGTGAAATACGCAAATTGAGTCGCTTGCAAGTTTTCTTCGTTCTCAGAGTCGCCATACCACTGATTTTGCTCATGCCAAGATAAAGCCTCGTTTGTCGGCTTAATGTCTTGCTGTTGCTGGGCTTGCTCTTGCGGCTGGTATGCCTGATAGTTTTCTTGCTGAGCCGCTACAGGCTGCTCCATTGACTGGGCTTGCCTAGATTTAGCTACCCGAAGTTTTTCTTTCTGAATAGCAATGTCGTTTTTCAACGTGTCAGCCTTGCTGATCAAATCAGGATCACCGGACCGAATCGCTTTTCGATAGATATCATCTATCTGACTTTCTTTGCTAATCAGAGCTTCTTCTTCTTTTTGAAGCACCGTCTGCTGTTGAACCACCGAATGCTGTCGGTAAGCGTTTAGCTCTTGTTCTTTTTGCATCGCAACTTGCTCTAAATATTGAGCACGTTCTTCAGCTTGCTTAGTTTTTTGATTTAATTTGTTGATCCGCTTGGAGACAGACTTTGTATATCTCTCAAGCTCGTCATCATCGTTGACTGCCCCACCCTCTTGACCTTCTGGTGGATCTTCAACAATCTGAACCTCAATTTCTTCTTCAACAGCTTCTGCTGTGTTGTTATTCTCAATCATCGCCAGCTACTCACTATGTCATCGGGGTTTATGATGGTGCCAATCACTTCGTCATCATTGATAATGCGAACCTCATCTCCATCATCTAGCTTGAACCGAGCGCCTGCATATCTTCCGATAAGCACCCAATCTCCCTGCTCGCACCACGGCTTGTTGCCAAATTTTTCAGAATCGGCGTAACAAAGCGGCCCTTTTTTGACAACATAAGCAACAACGGTTGCCAATGATTCTCGGTCTACGGTTTCTTTGGTTAGATGAATACCACCCTTACTTGTCCTTTTCCCAACATAGGGAATTACAAGCATCCGCCAACCTGACGGACTAGGCATTCGATCTAACACGCTTTTATCCAGCAAGGAAGGATCTAAAACAAGATCGTCCTTCTGAACAAAAGCCGACTCAATCGACGGTTTTGCCACTAGCGCTCTCCTTTTGCGTAAAAATCTTGGATTTGTTGTTCGACCAAGTTTAACGCAGTTAGCTCGCCTTGCAAACTTTTATAATGTTCCATATCTTTGAGCATACCTTCACACATTGTTTCAACAATCAAACTTTTGCGATCAGCGATCATGCGCTTCAAAGATGAGGCTAGGTCAACATCGTCTCTCATACGCGCTCGTAATAATCCAAACCGCGAGTGGCTGCGCCAGTGCCGCGAGTACGCATCTTCTTGACCTTGACCTTGAGCTGTCCCTTAGAAACCGCCCCGCCGTCTTTCATGCCTTTTGCCGTTTTCATGGCTATAGCAACAGCTTGGTCTTTTGGCTTACCTTCTTTTCTTAACATACTGATATTCCTGCTTATGGTTTTTTGACTACTCCCCTTCTTCAGCGGCATCGTCTTGCTCCTTAACAACGGGTTTTTTCTTAAAAGAAACTTTAGATTTTGCTTTTGGTTTCGGCGCTTCTTCAGAGGCTTTAACCTCTGCTGCTGCGGGTGCCTCAATCGAAACGGCAGTCTTGACAGGAGCAGGATCGCCTCTTGCGATTCTTTCTACCTTGGCCTTAATTCTTGCCTCATTTGCAGCTTGCCTAAGCTCTCTCTCTTCTTCCATTTTTTCAATTTCGGCTTTTTCAGCAGCTCGCATTAATTCTTTATGCGACCTCAGCTCCTTCTGCCGCTCTAAAATATAACTTGTTGTCATCTTATGCCTCCAAATTTAGCTTGCAACTCAAGCAACTTTAACTCAGCTTGCTGCTCAAGTCTTTTCATGGCTATGTCTAGTTTGTCGTCAGCCACCTCTTTTTGAACATCAATTCGCTGCTTTGAAATTTCAGACTCAAGAAGTTTTTCTTGATCTCGTTGCGCCTGCTTAGCATCGAATTGTTCTTGATCTGCAATCATCTCTTGTTCTCGCAAATCAAGTTCTCGTTGTCTAATCTGAACTAGCGGATCTTCCTCGTTACCTTGTCCAATTGACATCAAGAAGTCTTGGGTCAACTGAGCCATGATAGGCGCTGAGAAGCTTTCAATAATCATCTGTATTTGGCCGAGAACCTGTTGCTGCTGATCTTGCGGAACCTGTTGCATCTGCTGCTGCATCTGCTGAACTTGTTGTT